CATCCACCCAGCAAGGTATTGCAGCGCAATATTCCATGTCCCGGATGGGTAACTCGTTTGCCTATGTTTCTAAAAACAATCGCGGCGAGGCCATGATTGTGCGCATGAATGGATATTTTCCAGAAAGAATATCTACCCATGCGGTTGAAACAACTTTGGTCAACCAGAATGTGTCCGATGCCGTGGCTTGGACCTATCAGCTAGAGGGCCATGAGGTCTATGTTGTTTCTTTCCCAAGTATTGGAGACAACGGCTTAACTTGGGCATTCGACAACACTACAGGCCTCTGGCATAAGTGGCTTTATCGTAATAATGAAAACCAGTTTGAGCGCCACCGTGGCAACTGCTGCGCATTTTTTAACCAGCAAGTGTTGGTTGGTGATTACGAAAACGGCAAAATTTATCAGTTAGGCCGTAACTTTTACACCGATGACGGCCAGCCAATCCGCAGGATTCGTAGGGCTCCGCACATTACCTCGGACTTGCAGCGTCAGTATTTCCATGAGTTGCAGATTCAATTCCAGCCTGGTGTTGGTTTGTCTACCGGCCAAGGGGAAGACCCCCAGGCTATGCTGCGCTGGTCCAATGATGGCGGATCAACCTGGTCTAATGAATATTGGACAACCATCGGAAAACAAGGAAAATACCAGAATCGCGCTATTTGGCGCAGGCTTGGATGGTCCAGGGATAAAGTATTTGAGGTATCAATTTCTGACCCAGTAAAGGCGGTTATTGTTTCAGCAAATCTTAAAGCAGAGGCTGGAGAAAACTAATGTCTACCCCGCAAAATCAACGGCTGCCGACAAGCCCTATCGTAGACCAGACAGGACGGCCAACTCGCGCCTGGCAGCTGTTTTTGCTAAACCTTTTAAATTTTTCTAGCGCATCCACCGCAACCACAGGATCAGCAACATTACCCGCCAATCCTGCTGGATTTATCGAAGTTACGGTAAACGGGGAATCTAAAAAGGTTCCCTATTACAACCCATGAGCGAAACAGAAAAGACCATTATTGTCCGGGAGGCCGTAGAGGCAGACCTGCCAGTATATTTGCAATTAAGCGCTGATTTTCATGCTGCATCCCCCATGCAACGGGTTTGCGAGTTTGAGCCGGAAGGGTTTAAAGAGTTTGTAATCAACGCTATGGATAACCCAGATATTTGCATCTTGGCTGCAGAACTTAATGGCGAAATTGTGGGAATTACTGGGGGCATTATTTACCCTTTGTATTTTTCCCCATCCCATAAGGTTGCACAAGAATTATGGTGGTGGTTAACGCCCGCAGCTAGGGGCTCTGGGGTTGGTAATAAGATGTTTAAGCATTTACAATTGTGGTCAAAGGAACGCGGAGCAAAAACCATTTTTATGATTGCGCTAGAAGACGAAAGAGCGGAAAAAATGGAAAAGGTTTACTGCCGGGCTGGTTTTGAGCCCATGGAGCGTACATTTATGAAGGGGATTGAATAATGGCCGTAGGAACAGGTACCGCGATAGCGATAGGAGCCGGAGCAGGGCTACTTGGCGCAAAAATGACATCCGATGCAGCTAAATCAGCTGCGCGGACACAGGCAGACGCGGCAAACCGCGCCATGGAACAAGAACGGGCCATGTATGAGCAATCTAGGGAAGACTTAGGCCCATACAGAGAAACAGGCTATACCGCTCTCAAAGACATTGAGAGAATGAAGCCATTCTTTACGGCCCAGTTTGGACCAGAGCAATTTGGCCAATATTTAGACCCAAGTATGGCATTTAGGCAGCGTTTAGGAACGCAAGCCACAGAACGACTAGCAAATGTCGGCGGCGGCGCAATTAGCGGAAATACCCTGCGCTCTCTTACAGATTATGGCCAAGGTTTGGCATCAACCGAATATGCCAACGCATTTAATCGTTTCCAGACTGAGCGCGGCAACATTTATAACACCCTGGCAAACATTGCTGGCATGGGCCAACAAGCGGTTAATACTGGCGTAAATACTGGGCAAAATCTTGCTGCTACTCAAACCGGATTAATTACCGGCCAAGCAGCTGCGTTAGGTGCTGGAAATGTAGGCGCAGCCAATGCGTATTCTGGAGCCCTAGGTAATGTAGGCAACTTAACATTCTTGTCCTCATTGATGAGACCACCAGGAGCCAACCCAGCTGTTGCTACACCGCAACAAACCGCAATTGCGCCAAACCCATATCAACAGTTTGCTATGTCTACTAATGCATAAGGAATAATCATGGCAATTAACATAAAACCAGACATTTCTTTAAGCGCAAAACCGCCTGCAGTAATGAGTTTGCCGGAAATAGTCAGCCTCGCCCGTGGTGCGCAAGCATACCAACGCGAACAAGAAATATTTCCTGAGTTAGTAAAACAAGCACAAATTCAAACCAGAACCGCCGAAACTGGCGAAAAGTCTGCTGCATTTACATTTGATCAAAAGCAAAGCGATGCCATCATGAATATTGTTGGCGGCTATAGAAATGACCCAAGGGTTATTTCTGGTGATCCTAATAAAGCAATCGATGCGCTAACAGAAATAAAAGCAAAGGCAAGAAACCTTGGTATTCCCGCTGCGGTAGTAGAAAAAATTGCGTCAACTGCAACTCAGATAGCTATTAATGACCCAAAAAATCTACCCCAATATTTTGATAATGTGATCCAGACCCAGATTGGACCATCTGGCCAGCAAGCATTGCAAACCCCTCAGTTGGTTACATCTGGCGGGCAAACTGGTATTTTCCGCGGTGGTCCAGCAACTGTTACAACTCTGCCGTTACCTGGTGCCGCACCCGCGCCCACAGGAGTAACGCCAGCGGATATGACAGCGCCAATCCAGCCAAAACCAGCAGCACCAACAACTGCACCAGCAGCTGCGCCAGCACCTACAGTAAATCCAGCCGCGCAGATGGTTCAGCCAGATACCGGCCGTTTGCCTTTAACTTATCCCGTGCGTCAAGCAGGCGTACCATTTGCTGCATTGCCGCAAGAGGAAACAGACCGAACAGCAGGCAGCCAATACCGAAACGGTTTGGTGCAGCGTCAGTCTGAACTTACAGCTGCACGGCGAAATTTACAGGAAGTTGTTAGGACTGCACAAAAACTGCAACAAGAATCTACATTGCCAGAGTCAGGTCCTGTCGGCGCAATTAAAAGAAAATTTGCGGATATTGTTGGTGACCCAACTTATAAACAATTATCTAAAGACCTTGCTAATGTGCAAATTTCCAACATTAAAGCTGTTGGCGGTTCATTAGATACGGTTGGCGGTCAGCAACTTATTCGCATGGCTAGTGGAGATGAAACATTCCCACCAGATGTATTACTAAGTATTGCCCGCCGTGCAGATGCAGATATTACCAACCTAGATATGATGGCAACTGGTATGCAGCGCCACACCCAGAAATTTGGCGATGCCAACGCTAAACGATTCCAGCAGATGTGGTCATCAAATGCCGACTCGCGTATTTTTGAGATTATGAATATTGCGCGCGATGTTAAGGATGCCGGCAAGCGCAAAGAATTGACTGACAAATTGCTTGGCGATATGGATGAAAATCAGCGTAAAGACCTATACCGCAAATACAATAATTTGATCAAATTAACCAATACAGGTGATTTGTAATGCAAGACATTGGCCAACTTATATTAGGTGGCACAAAACCGCCGCCACAGCAGCCGTCTGGTGATAGTTTTCGTTATGAAAACTTACAACCGGCCCAGGTGGAAATGGCGGTTAAACGGTTTACAGAAATGGGTCAAAACCCAAGACTTTTAGAAACCATTCTTACAAGTCCTGAAAGATTCAATTCTTATCCATTAGAGATTCGTCAGCGATTTTTTGAGATGTCTTCTGGCTCGCAGCCAATTATGGCTAGGTCATTTAATGAGCCATCAACACAAACATCCGCAGCGCAACCTACAGCGCAGCCAACCATGCGCCAAACATCTGCTGACCCTGTTGCAGACATGATTTTGGGCGGTCCAGTACAAACAAAAACCACCGAAACCTCAACGCGAAAGGTTGGCAAAGTTAAGGAAATGGGCGAAGCTGGCCCGCTAACTCAGTTTGGCCGCACCGCTGCTAGTTTTTATGACGCTACTATAGGTGCTGTTGTTCCAGGGATTGTTGAGCCAGTTACTTATGCCGGAGCCCGTGCCATTGGTAAATCACCAACAGAGGCTAAAGAAATTAGCACGGCAGCTGCTGCGCCGTTTGAGGGTGGAATGGGTAAGACTTTTGGCGTAACCCAAACCCCAGAATATCAAAGCGAGGCAACCCGCCGCCTACTTAATTTTGTTGGTGAGAATTTCCAAAAGGGCGCGGTTTGGATTGCTGAAAAAACAGGATTGCCCGCTACCGACATTGAAAACATGATGGGAACCGTGGCAGCTGGTGGCGGTGTAAAAGTGGCCCCATCGATCCAGCGCGGTGCTGTAAAAACTGCAGAAAAAGTAGAAACTGCCTTGGGAACTGCTGAACCAAAACTACCCGAAACCCCAAGAATTGAGCCAACAATTGGCAAGCCAAAAGTAACTTATGCAGAGTTTCAGGCCCAATTACAGGCCAAACAAGGTGCGCCAACCGGTACATTACCACCAGCACCAAAAGTTCAAACGCCAACAATGCCTGCGCCAACCAATACGCAACCATTCCCAGAGGTTAAATACGCGCCCAAGGGCAAAGTAAACCTGGCAGAACAAGAGCAGCGCAAACAGATTTTGTCCCGTGTTGGCCTAGAAAATGCCCGCGAATCATCCATTTTGGGTGATGGATTTGCTGCTGCCAACGAGTTCCAAACCAGCAAAGTAGACGCGCCCGTAGGCCAGTTATACAGAGATACATTAGCTAACGAGCGGGCTACATTAGAAAACTTTGGCCAGAGGATTATTGAGCGCACCGGCGGAACTTTAGGTCTTGATGAAACCGCCCTATATGACCGTGGCACAAGGATTGCGCGCCCATTTGATGACTTTAAAACTGCGCTGCAAACCCAGATGAACCAGGCTTATGAAAGCGCCAAACAAGTTGCCGGAAATCAGCCAGCTGTTGTGCCAAGCAACATACAAAAATTCTTAGATACAGACTCTAACTTTACGGTAAACGATAGTTTTATGTCTTTGCGCCGCGGTATTGAGTCTCATTTAAGAGAGAATGATTTGCTAGATGCCAACGGCAAAGTAAAGCCGATGACCGTAGAGCAGGCAGAAAACTTGCGCAAATACATTAATTCCAACTGGAATAATGAGCGCTCTGGAATTATTGGCCGTCTAAAAGACAGAATTGACAACGATGTTACCAGTGTGGCCGGTCAGGATGTATACAAAAAAGCCAGGGATATTCGCACTAAGATTGCGCGCTTACTAGACGATCCAAAAGGCGTGGCCAAGATCATGGATTACGATCCACAATCACCCATGAATCGCGCCGTGCCATTTGAAAAGATTGCCTCAACGGTTGAGCGGATGGATGTAGACCAGCAGCGCCATTTAATTAAGTTATTAAAAGAAATGCCGGAAGAAGTAAGACCCCAGGCAGATGCTGCGATTGCAGAAATCAAAGCACAATTTGCAAACCGTATATTGCAAGAGGGCTCTAAGAATAAAGGCCAATGGAATGCTGCTGCCATTACAAAATACCTAAACGATAACAACCGTAAACTAGGCGTTTTGATGGAAGACAAGGAAATTGCCCAGATGGTTAAAGACTTGCACGATGCCGGCCATCTTGTTAAATACGATGCATCCTATCCTGGCGCAGCAATACAAGCACATAATCTAATTCGGTTGGGCGCGGCCCCATTACTTGGTACTGTCGGCACATCTGTTGGCGGTGCTGTAGGTGGGGCTCTTGGTGGTGTGCCTGGCGCTGGAGTTGGTGCAACTGTAGGCGGTATGTATGGCGCTAAAAAAGGTGTGGCGATGGCAGAAAAATCCGCACTAAAACGCGCCCAGAAAAAAATGATTCCTCTTAAAGATGTTGGCAAAGGACAATAATTATGGCAGTTAATCTATCCCCTATCGGTAATGGTTTCCAGTTTTTTAATAACGATGGATTACCTTTAAACGCCGGCAAAATCTATACTTACCAGGCTGGATCAACAACTCCGCTTGCTACCTATACAGACTCTAGCGGCTTAATTGCGAATACCAATCCTATTATTTTGGGAACAGACGGCCGTCCGCCATCAACAATCTGGCTAACAAACGGGTTTTTTTATAAGTTTGTTTTAAAAGATTCTTCCGATGTAACCATACAAACCTATGACAACCTGTATGGAATTATTGGCGCAACTCCTCCATCTGCAACCCCAATTCCTGCGGGCGGAATCTTATTGTGGTCTGGCTCGATTGGCTCTATTCCTGCTGGCTATGTCTTGTGTAATGGCTCAAACGGCACACCAGATTTACGAGATAAATTTATTGTGGGCGCGGGCTCGTCTTATGCCGTAAACGCAACTGGCGGTTCTGCTGATGCGGTTGTTGTAAGCCATACCCATGCAGCAACGGTAACAGATCCAGGCCATACCCATACATTTACTGCATCGGTTACCAACTTTACCTCACCAACAGGAAGCCCAATTTGCGGCGCAGCCGTTCAAAGTTCAACCACAAATTCCAACACAACTGGAATTTCTGTAACCAACGCAAACGCTGGAGTAAGTGGAACAAACGCTAATTTGCCTCCATACTATGCCCTTTGCTACATCATGAAGACCTAATATGGAATGGCAAACAATTATCAATATCGCCCTAGGATGTATTGTTGCATCGATTGGCTGGTTTGCTAGAGAAATCTGGGATTCGGTTAAAGAGTTGCGCCGAGACATCCATCAGATTGAAAAAGACCTGCCAGAAATTTATGTGCGCCGAGATGACCTAAAAGAAGTAAGGGTTGAGATGGCCGCACGGTTTGATAAGCTAGAAAGCATTATGTCATCGTTTTTTGACCGGCTAAACGATAAGGCAGATAAGTAATGGATGTGCCATATAACAACGGCAAAATTAAGATTGGTTCTAAATATGATCTTAATCCGTTGAGGCCAAAATACATTGAAAATGACCAGGATATGCTGGAACTGCAAAGCTACCTGATTCAAGACCCGCGGATAATTAATAAACAGTATTGGGCAAAACGCATTTATTTTGCAATCCTATTATTTTTATTAACAATTATGTTAATGGCCAACTAAATGTTAATGACCATTCTCAATATGTTTGCTCTGTTTATCGCTATTTTTGCGGTAATAACCTTTGCGGTATTTTTTGTTTTTTTCCTATTCATTATGTATGCCTGCATCTATATTGGGTGGAAAGAAATAAGTGGGGTGCCAATCTCAGACATATTGCGGAAATTAAAAGATAAATGATGAGATATGTCAGACGAATTAGGGCTATCCGCTGGTGCCAAGGGCATTAGTGAAGGTTTAAAGACAGGCCGAGAGGCTGGTAGAGAGATTGGCAAGAACATCGAGGATGTTCAAAAAGAGGGTGTTGATGTAGCAAGGCAGCAAGCGCAGGCCAGAATCAGAGAGCGCAGGGAAGCAGAATTAAGAAAAGAAAGGGCCATTTATAAAGCCCTGGAAGAATACAAACACCGGAAAAAGATTTCCGATGAGGAATACAAGTTAAGAGTAGATTTTATTAAGAAGTATGGAACCAAAGAGTGGCAGAAGTTATTAGACATTAAAACTGAAATTGAACGGTTAGAGCGCGAGGATAAGAAATACTTTGACGCGGAACTATCTAAAGTTAAGTGGGTTCAGTTTTGGTGTTTTTTAGTAGCAGCTTGGATTGCTTATTACATGGTATGGGGAAGTAAAAAATGAATATGCAAGATGTTTTAAAAGCAGTAATACCGATTATTGTTGCCTGTATAGCATGGCTGCTCGGCCAGGTATCATCGTTTCAAACTAGGCTGACCCAGATTGAAGGTAAGATGCCGGCCCTAATTACTAATGAGGGTGTGCCAACTGACAGCCCAATTTCTGCAGAACGCAGAGCCAAAATGCGCGAGGAATTGTATAAAGAATTGCATGACCTCCATGTCCGCGTAAAACTGCTTGAAGAAAGGTCTAAAAAATAATGGATACATTACTAGGAATACTAAAAGGGGTTGCCCCAGTATTGGCAACAGCGGTTGCTGGCCCAGCTGGTGGCGCTGCCGTAGGTTGGATTGCAAGCAAGCTGGGTATTGATGACGCTACCGTTGATGGTGTTACCAAGGCCTTAACCGGCAATCCTGAAATGGCCATGAAACTAAAAGAGTTAGATTTGGAATATGCCAAGCTAGATGCTGCGGACCGTGACTCTGCGCGTAAGGCATATGCCGCCGTAGCCACCTCGGAATACGCCACAAAATTAGACAAGGTTGTTGTGCCGGTCTTGGCTCTAGGGGTGGTTGGATTAGCGTTTACCCTTATTGGTGTTTTGATGTTTGTAAACACACCGCAAGATCAACAACAGATTATTATTTTTGCACTAGGTTTTATAACCAGCGCTGCCGGGCAAGTCCTATCGTTTTACTTTGGCTCAAGCCAGGGCAGCAAAGACAAAACAGAAGAAATTAAAGGAATGTTGAAAAAATGATTACTCCACTTACCCAACACTTTACCCTTGAAGAATTGACCCATACGGATCACCGTCAATTTGACAATACGCCAAATACCGATGAGTTGGCCAATTTAAACCGTCTAGCTAAATTTTTAGAGCAAGTCAAAACCGCGTTAGGCGGTAAGCCCGTTATGATTAACTCGGCGTTTCGCTGCAAGCAAGTTAATGACGCGGTTGGCTCTAAAGACACCAGCCAGCACCGTGTTGGTTGCGCAGCCGATATTCGAGTCCCAGGCATGACCCCAGATGAGGTAGTCAAAATTATTATGGCTGCGGGCCTTGGATACGATCAGATCATTCGCGAGTTTGACCGCTGGACCCACATTTCAATTCCCAACAATCCGGAAGACAAACCCCGGCAACAGGCATTGATTATTGATCGCAGCGGTACTCGGCCTTACGCGTGATAGACTAGATACTGATTTCTTTTATTTCCTCGGAAGCATTTGGCCCCACTTTTACGGTGGGGTTTTTTTCTTCCATAATCAAAGCATCTGAAAACCCCTTAAGGTAGGCGTTATGAACGGCCTCCAGATGCCCCAAAACCAGTAAAACAGCCCCAACGATTAATACAGCGGGGCGCATGAAACATCCACCACAATGTCACGGGTCATGCCACCTACTTTGCGTTTTGCGTAAATCACCACCGCCCTGGTCTTAGCTACCTGGCAATCCTGGATGGCCGTAACCACCTCAAGACGGCTCATGGCATGGACCTTATCGTCCACTACCAGCTGCTGCTCTGGCATGGCCTGCTTGTCCGGCAGGATTCCGCAACCACTAAGGATTAGTAAACAAACTCCGGCTATGATCATTTTCATGTTTCCTCTCCTA